TAAGTTATCAACGTACTGCTTGCTGGCAATGCCAAGGTTTACGGTAGGGTCGGCGGCTACGGTACCTGTAGTGATAACCGGGCTCGTGGCAAGTACCACACTACCCGAACCAGTTACGGCAGTTAATGAGGTGCCGGCTATTTTAATAACATTCGGCCCGGCGGTGTCTATAGTCTTATTGGTTAGGGTTTGGGTATCGCTATCACCGACAAAGTTACCGCTTGGAGCGGCCTTAGTAGCGCCAACCGTACTTGTGCCATTGCCAATAAGTACCATGCCGGTAGCTAGGGTATTGGCCCCGGTACCGCCGTTGGCTACCGGCAAGGTTTGTTGCCATAAGGGGTCTGCCGAAGGGCCACCGGATATAAGTATATAACCAGCCGTACCGGCGCTAGTGGCCGATATATTACCAGTACCCTCACCAATTAACACGCCATGAGCAGTTAACGTACCCACGCCTGTACCGCCATTAGGTACCGTAAGCGCCGTACCGGACCAGTTACCGTTGTTTATAGTAGATAAAGTCGCCAGGGAGCCCAGGCCTAAGTTAGTCCGGGCAGAGCTGGCGCTTGCTAGGTCAGATAAGTTAGAAGCGGCGGTAAGTTTGGCATTTAAAGCGGTCTGTAAGTCGGTTTGGCTGGATAAGGTACCGGTAATAGCGCCCCATACCGCGCTATTAGGCGCGGCTATCCATTTTAAGCCGGTTGCCTGGGTAGAGTCGGCCGACAGGATTTGACCGTTGTTACCGACTGGTAAGCGGTCGTTTACCGTAGAAAAGGTATAAATATCGCCCTTAGTAGTTAGCGGCGAAGAACCGCCCCCACCACCGCCGCCAATAATCGTAATCTCATTTACGGCAGTAATTCGGCCCTTACCGTCTACCGTTATTTGCGGCACTTTAGTAGAACTACCATAAGTGCCGGCGGTTACGCCACTGGCCGCTAGAACCGGGTTAGGTAACGTGCCTTGTAAATCCCCGCCGACTGGATAATTGCCCCATACGGAGCCGGCACCATTGGAGTAGAAGATTTGGCCGTTAGTGCCCGGCGTACTGGCCCCGGTGCCTAATTTGGCTTCTATAGCCTTTAGGGCGGCATTTACGGTGTCGTGCTGGTAGGAATGCTTTAGGAGCGCATTAGTATTATTAGTACCGTCCGTCCCGCCCGGGTTCGGTAAAGAGGTGTTGTCGTCTAGGCTAATCGGGAAGTTCGTACCAGGCATTAGGCGGGGCTCCACGCGGTTTGCCCGCGCTGGTTAAAGTTGTTGCTATTTACCAGGTAATCATAGTCGGTAAGGTCGCTGTCGTAACTAAAATTGCTGTCGTAGAAGTAGGTTTGCAGGGCGTGTTCCTGGTTCCAGGAGTCTAGGCTTTTGGTCCGGGGGGTGTATGCCGTAAGGTTCTTGGTAATATCACCAGTCCAAAGGGCGGCGTTCTTCGTTGCCGGCGTATATTGCGCCGGGGTTTTAACGTCATTATTGGCCCACTGGGTTACATTCTTCGGCATAGTAGTTTGTTAAATTAAGTTTAAAGCGTTTGGAAGTAAAAGCTACAAGCGCCGGCGCTACCACCCTGTAAGTAGACGTACTGCTGGCGGGCGACTTCTATAGTAACCGGGGTATTGGCGGGAACAAGGGCGTACTGGGTAAGCGCCCCGGAACCGGTCCAGTATTCGCTTATCTGTACCGCAACGGCCCCTATGATAGTCATTTTAGTGGCGTTCGGTGGTACAACAATGGTAGTCGGAACAGTAGCCGATAGAGTTTGTGGGCTTACTAGGTCGTTGGCGGCGTTCGGAGTCGCATTAGCCCGACCGGTAAAATCTTGGGTAAGAATAGCGTTAGCTTCGCCAAGGGGTTGCCGGTTAGAGTTATTAGGGGGTGCACCGTACTTATTCGGTCCGGTATAGTTGGTATACTTGTTTGTATCGGGATTTGCGTTGGCGGCCATATGGATTACTCCTTAAATTTAAATAAAAAGCCCGCAATAAGCGGGCTTAAAAGTGCCTTTACATTTTGGATTATAACACTAAGCGTAAGCGATTACCATACCGGGGTCGGCTTCGGTTAATTCCCGGCGCATTTCGGCTACATCTTCGTCTAATTCCTGTTTGTCTTTTCGGGCCCGGCCTATGTCATTTTTTAGGGTCTTGAGTTCGGCCCGGGCTATTGTAATATCATGATTTAAGCCCATGAGTTGCGTATTGCCGCGTTCCATACATTCATCTATAAGCTTTTCCTGGTCCTTTTGCCATTGCTTACGGCCGGCTATAACTTCATCTAGTACCTTGAGTTCGGCCCGCTTGGCCTTAAGCCTGTCGTCCAGGTGCTTACTTTTCATTTCCAACTAGTGTTTTAGCACCTTTGGTTGCTATTTCGTTAAAGGTTTGGGTATTGGTACTGTCGGGGTCGGCGTAAGTTACTGGGGCTAACGGTGCCCCTTCGGTTGTTTTAGGCTTCGGGATAGTTTCGTCTACCGGAGCCTGGGCGCTCATAGGTTGTATGTTCGGTTTCTGTTCGCTAGTGGTTACAACCGGCATAGCGGCGACTTCGGTAGGTTCAATAACCGGGCGCTCCTGGACGGTTGCTACCGGGGCGGCCCCGAAGGTCGGAATAGCTTTGCCTAAGTAGGCCTGTCGTATGAATGCGTCCTGGGTACCGCCGTCGGCAAAGTTGAAATTGCGCGGTAAGTGGCTACCCTTTTCATCGTAGAGTTGGCTGGTCGGGTCCTTATACTTCCTAAGCGTGCTTTTAGCGGCCCAGTTCTTGTACATAACGTCCAGGGCGCGGTAAGCGCTGGCACCTACCAGCACTTCGCTTTCACCGGCCGGAATGGTCCATAGTTCGGGTAGGTCGCGGGTTACTTGTTTTTGTATACCGGACTCATCATAAGAGATATCTTCGCCTTCGACCGGTAGGTACTGCCAATAAACGTCTTCGTCGTCAATATTCTTAATGGTTACGAATTCCTGGGGCTTGAAAAGCCGCATAAGCTTTTCCTGGAAGGGTATAGTATTCTCTACTTTTTGAGTACCGTAAAGCTGTGGTGCACCGTTTTTACCGGCTTGCACCTGGTTAGTATCTACTTTTGGCATAGTTTAGACTCCTACCTCTTTAAAGCCCAGTACCATACGAGTTCTAATACTTGCCTGATATGGGCTATGCGTATTCATGTAGTAAGAAATATAGCACATACATAAGCAGAATAGCAAAAAGCCCCCGAAATGGGGGCCCTTGCTTGCGAGCTAAATAAATTAAGCTACGCGGCGTAGCGTAATCGTAATGCAACAGTTCGCTAGGCTTGTTAACGTACCCGCAAGGATTATGTTAACGCGGCTACCGGCAGTAATAGTAGTAGGACTAGCAATTACTGTACCGTTTACCGGGGTGTTAGCAGTACCAGCTAACGAAACAGTACCGGTAAGCTGGTTGGTACCGCTTCCCTGAGCGACACCGGAACCGGCTACTTCTACTTGTAGAGTTCCCGAAGAGCTAGCCGTACCAAAAGTTACAGCTACGGCCGCAATTTGGAAACTGCCGCTTACGTTGTCGGCTACAAAAATCGTTTGTGAGGTACTAGACGCGCCAAGGCCAAAAACCTGTTCGGTTTCATATACCGGTACTATTTCCATAATACCGGCCGCAACGCCCCCGGCGGGTGCCTTAGTGTCCAATACGGCACCAAGGCGTAGGGCTTCGACATATCGGCTTAATCGTTTCATTTAAGCCCCTTAATCCAACGTTACTTTAGCTAAGAAGGCCTTGCTGGCGCTAGCGGCTTGGATAACCACACCGACTACCAGGTTGCCGGCTGTAGCACCGGAAACGACGGCACCCGCAACGCTTGTGGACTGTTGCAGAAGGCCAAGAGCGCTAAGGCTACCGCCCGCGTCGTTGACCAGAACCGTAGGACCGTAGACCTGGACCCAACCGAACTGCCCGCTGGAAGCGGTATTGACTGCCACACCGACCGGGAAACCGGCGGTAGCGCTAGCCGTTACGCCGTTGCACAAGGCAGGGCTAAGGCTAACCTTATTGGAAGTCGTCAGAGCGGTTAATAGCGGTTCGCGGCTGTCAAGGTAAACGGTAATGTTAGCACCGGAACCACCGGCAGAGTTGCCCTTAATGCGGCGGGTTTGCGGCGTACCGGAACCGTCGTTACCGACAACCAGGTAGCCACCGGCGTACTGGTCCTGGGTAGCGGCTGTCGCTCCAAGTGTTACCTGTACTAAAGTATCGTTCGCATTTGCGGCGGCCAATACTGCTATGTTTTGGTGGTTCGCAACCAATGAAGGTGCGATAACCAAGTTACCGGCGGTTACGTTACCGCCATACTGGACGTACCGAAAACGGCGGCCGTCGCTTGTATAACCAAGGCTACCGTAATCCTCTGTCTTACTAGAGGTTACAACGGCCAGGTCGGTAGAAGTTAGAAGTTTTGCACCACTTTCCATTTTAAAATCCTTTCCCCTCTAGTTAGAGGTAATACCAGTTAATTTACCGTTACGTCGCGGCTGGCGGTGGATTAAGTTACCCATAAGGATAAGCAGTCCAACTTCGCCGTAGGCGTTTACCGGGCTCATCAGTTCACGGAACTGGAAGGAGCTAGGCATAGGAACATTTTTGTAAAAGCCTTCGGTAACTTCTACGGTGCTGGCAATTTGGTTAAGGTCGCTGTCAATTAGGCGGGCAAATTCCAGGAAGTATTCATTCAACCAGAAGAAGGTACCAGTCGGGGCGTTGTCGTCGGCCACAAGTGGGCGACCACGATAGACCAGGGCGTTGAAGCCGGCAAAACCGGTCGTGCCTTCGCCTGGCTTGCTCACACCACCGGGGGGAGTACCACCGTCTACACGGTCGTAACCGCGTATACCGATAACTTCGTAACGGCCGCTAACCATAGGTTGCATTAGGCCTTCAAAGAAGGTCCAACCGGCCTTTGTCGTAAGACCAAGGGTAGGACTTTCCATAGAGCTACCGGCGGCACTTACGTTATCGAATTCAGAGCTTGCGTAGTCCAGGGACACCGCGCCGTTCGTAACCGGGGTTACGTCGCCGTTGATGTATGGGTTAGTGGAGCGGGTTATACCGCCATAGCTTGCGGAGTTGGTACCGTTATCAACGATAAGGCCCAGGCCGTCAAAGTCTTTGCCGGAGCCAAGACCATAGAACACACCACCGTTACGTTGCATGGAGCTAATCTTAGCTTCGTCCATGCGGGTTGCCAGTAAGCGAAGTACCGCTTTATCTGAACCGCCATTTACTGCTTTTTCGATACCAGGGACCACAACGCTTTGTTCGTCGGCGGCGACGTACCAGGTAAGTACCCGGGTGTTGTTGGTGGCACCAGTTGGGAACTGGTCCATACCAGAGAAGCTACCACCGGTGTTGCTGTTCGCAATAGTGATAGGCTGGTTCATTGTTACGCCCTTCCAGGTGGAAGGCTTGCTCAAAACCTTAGCAAAAAGGATATTTGAGTTGTTGATTTGGTCCACGATACTAGGCAATATCTCTTGATAAGTGATATCTGCAACGCGGTCTACGAAAATTGACCCTGCCATGCTATGACTCTCCTACTTTCTTTTTAAATTTAAAACACCCCAAGACCTTGCGGGCTTGAGGTGCCTAATGCTTGCAATGCTACGGCAAAAAAGCACAAGCGTCAATACTATTTTTTAGCTGTTGTGTCGGCCGACTTTGAAGCGGTATCGGTTTTACCTTGTACGGCTTCGTCTATTTGGGCGGCTTCCTTGGCGACCGTTTCGGCAACTTCTTTAGCAGTATCTACGGCTTCATTAGCAATTTTAGTTGCTTCGGTTTTAGCGGCCTTAGTTGCCTGGGCCACGATTTTAGGCGCTTCCTTAATGAATTCGCTTATTTGCTCTACCGCGTCGGCAAGCATAGTGCTTTGTGGCTTATTGTTTAAAAACTCTACTAATGCTTCGCCTTCACTTCGGGTAATAATACCCTTACGTTCCAAAACAGCAATAATAGCGGTAAAATTCATGTGTATTACTCCTTAAATTACTCTTCCATGTCAATGCGGGCCAGGATATCGCGGGTCGTTGTACCGGATTTAACGGTAGGCTTGCGGATATTAAGTGCGCTTTCGGTACCCCGATTAGCCGAACCATTAGTAGCAGTTTTACCGCGCTCCTGGTCTTCCTTTTTCTGGTCGTCGTCGGTCTTCTTTTCGGCTTGTTTGCCGGGGTTGGAGCGCTCCCAGATGTCGTAGGCTTCGGCAAAACCGATATGTTTATAGGGACGGCCTTGTTCATACTGCTTAAGGTACATTTCGTTCTTATCGGTCATTACTTTAAGCACTTCGGACATTTGTTGTGCGGCCGGGTCATTGTCAAAACCTGGTTGGCCCGGTTGGACTTTAAACTTCGGAAAGCGTCCCTCTTTTTGCAAGTCGGCTACGTCGGCTTTAATGCCTTCGTTTTCGCGGCGCTCAAAATCCTGGGCGGCTTGTTGGCTTTGGTTTTGGCGGTAATTGCCTAGTAGCTGGCCGGCCTTCTGCTCAAGTGCCTGGAAGCCATTTTGAGCGGCTACCAGTTCGCGGTCATTAGCAAACTTAAAGTCGGCGGGTATATCAGTCGGACTATATGCCTTAATCTCTACCTCTTTGGCATTGTCGCCGGAACCGCGAATACCGCGAATAATGATAGGTTCGCCTATATTATCGGCTATATACTTCTGTTCCTGGGGGCTTAGGACGATACCGGCATTGTCGGTAGGAGCTTTCGGGTCCTGGGGCTTTTCTTCAACTTCTACCGCGTCGTCGGCGGTAAAGGTACCTTCTTCTTCGTCTTCTTTGGGTTTATCAGTTCCCTTATCGCCGGTTTTGCTGTCGTCTTCGCCAGTTCCCGACTTGCTATCTTTATCATCTTCGGCACCTTTTTTGGGCTCTTCGGTCTTTTTGGTATCAGTACCTTTATCATCTTGACCACCTTTTTTAGTGTCGTCGTCTTTAGGAATGGTACCGTTGTCTTCGGCTTCCATTTTGGCTATGGCCTGGTCTGCTATTGCTTGTGCAGAGTTCATGGGCTCTTACTCCTTATGTTTACGTTAATTTACTATACCATAGGTAAGCTACCGGGGTTGCCGGGTTGCGGCATAGGTGCTTGACCAGGTGCCGGTACCGGTGTTCCGCTAAAGACACTACTTGGGCTCAAGTTCATAGGCGGCATTCCGGCCGGTGGTGGTCCCATTTGACCGGGGGGCATTCCTGGACCGGGCATACCGGCTACTGGGGGCATTGCACCAGGTGTGGGGGGCTGGCCTGGTATTGCACCAGGTGGCGGCATTCCTGGTGGGGTTGCACCGGGTACGCCGGGCATAGGTGCGCTTGGGTCCGGCAATTGTGCACCAGGCCGCAAAGACTCCCCGCTAGGTGGTCCGACTTCGCTAGCTTCTTCCAGGGCTATACGCTCTTCCAGACTATCTATACACTTGTTAACGTATTTAATAAAGCGGTTTTGGTCCGACTTCTTGGCCTTTAGGAACTTATCGTTAATCATAAGCTTGCGTAAGCTCAAAACATATTCCTTAGTCGGGTTGTCCTTTTCGTCTACGTCGTCGCCGGCCATGATATCAGAGAATGCTACATACGCTTCGGCTTCGTCTATAACGTCTAGCGCGTCGCGGGCTAATGCCATAGGGTCGTTCGTCTGCTTGGCCCAGTTATCGTAGAGCTGTTGCGGGTTATCCAACTGCAATATCTTATATGCGTCCAGTAAGCTAATACCCTTTTGCTCCAAGAGCTTAAGAGCGATAGCTTCCACGCGGGAACGGTCGGGATTAGCCGGCTTGGCGGCTTTAACCTTAATGCCCTTATGGATAAGGTCGCGCTTAATGCTAATAAAATCAAATTCGCCGTCGCCGCCGTCATAGACAAATTGCCGTTCTTTGGTATACCAAACAATGAACATTTGCACTATGTATTCGTAAATCTCTTTGAGCATTCGGGTCATGGACCGTACCATGAGGTCTTGGCGGCCGCTAGCCTGGTTCTTCTTTATCATCACTTCGCCCAGTGTCGGGTCGCCGTCATCTGCCTGGGAGCCGGTAAAGTCGGTCGGGGCACCCATGATGTTACCAATTTGCATTCTAGCGTCCTGCTTGTCCTGCAAAACATAGTCCGGTAGTACCTGGGCCTGTAATTGCATAACCAACTGGTTTAAGCCCTGGCCGTTTTCATTATCAACAAATAGCTTCTGGTTCGGGTCGCCGGTAAGGTTTTGGCCGTCGTCTTTGGTAAGCCCACTGGAAGTAGCAATAACTAATACGCCATTGGCCTTGTCGGCATTTTCGGCTATCTGCCTACCACGCCGCATTAGGTATTCTTGCATTGGTACGGCTTGTTCTAACGGTGTAGTGGAGTCAATAAGGTGGGTGCCGTAGTTAACCAGGTTGCCAAAGATAAAGGGCTTCTTGGGATATTTAAGTAGGTTCAAATCCTTTTTGGCATACAGATAATTCGGGTTGCGGTACTTATCAACCACCAGGTCTTTAAAGTAGGTAACACAACCTTCTTCGGCTTCACCCTTTTTGTTGTACCAGGTAAGCCATACCTTGCGTATCGCTAGCTCCTGGGTCATCTGCTTAGGAGTTTTGCGCTGTATACCTAACTTGTTAAGTATCTCTTCTTCTTTGTCGGGGAATTCGGCTATCAGTTCTTCCGGGGTGCGCTTAAGCCCAAAGCATACAAAGCCTGGATTTTGGCCTTTGCCACAGTTCTTATCTACAATAACGTGTTCCGGCGGTGCCTGGACTAACTTAATGTCGTCAAGCTCTTTATCGTAAAACAAATGAGCGATAGCTACGCGGTTATTCAGTATGTCGCGGGCCCACAGTTCAACCAACGACTCAAGGTTATTGTCTTCACAGAAGCACTTAATGGCTTTTTCCAGGTCGGCCGCAAACAGTTTGTACATATCTTCTTTGCCGGCGGGCACTACAACCGGCGGGGCGATTTGAGCGGTTACATAGGCAACTATTGACTCTTCGCTAACGAATACTTGATTTTCCTTATACTGCTTCTGGTGCTTGTACAGGCCTTCTTCGTCAATTTTACCCAGGTGCATACGCTGGTTTTTGTTGCGGGCATTTCTAAGGTCAAAGCCTTTAGCGTCGTTCCAGTAGCTATCACTGTCGGTTATGCGCTGGTCCAGGTTCTTGATAATGTCGCGGTCCGGCATATCAAATGACAGGGCGGCGAACTGGTCTATAACGCCGGTATCATGGGCGAAGTTATCTACATTGTTATTACCCAGGACTGGGGTTGCGCGGTCGTATTCAACTGCCATTATTCGCTAATTCCGTCTGTTAAAGTAATGCCCTGTGCTTGTGCTATCGCGTCTAACTGGTTGGCAATATGGGTAAGTGCTTCATGGTCGGCGGTAGCCTTGGCTTCGCGCTTCTTATCGGCTTGCTTAGTTAAGTAGCCCAGGACCGGCAGGGCCCATAACTGGTACAGGTTGCTTAGGAATAACAGGAAGACAAAAGGGTATTTATCATGCTTAAAGAAGCCCACACCGATAGTTGCTAGCGCTATCCAAATCAGTTCGGCAAGTACCAGAATAAAGAACATTCGCATAGAACCAAATAGCGGTTCGATATGGCGGGCTACCCGGTCGCCTACAGAACGTGGTAGCAAGTATTGTGCCGGGTGTTTAACGTGTTGGTTGAATTGCATTTTGCTTATTTAACTCTTTAAATTGGCTAATAAGCCTTAGCCTTAAGCATTATCGTACCCTACTGGAACAGAATTGTATAGAGCGCATTACATGAATGGCACATATGCTCTATCAAGTTGGAACTTGGCGGCAAGTCGCTTACGTTCGCGCCGTAGCGGTTGGTTAGGAAGATGTTAGTAGAATTAGTCCTAAACACAATGCGGCCACACCGGGGACAACGGAATTCCCTTAGCCGGTCGCTAGGCTCTTCGGAAGCGTAGATATATACAGTGTAATGAGTTTTGCCATTGTCGTTTACCCTAGCCATAATTCCTCTTCCGACTCATACAGAGCCCGCTTAATGTTAATCTGTCCACCAGTCGCTAAACCGTTCTTTATCTCAAATGAAGGTAATGCACGTTGGCTAGGCGGCGGCGTACTAACCACGCCGGCACTAGTAGCCGGTTGCAGGGTCGGGATAACCAGGGCTAGGGTTTGGAATGCGTCGGTACCATGAGAGGTCCAGTCGTGTACCGGGCTATCCTTGTATACCATAAGCTGTTCGTTCCATTCTTTGCGGTAGCCCTTGAGTGCATTTATGCCCCGCTTACATTTCTCTTTGTCCCACCAACAGCGGGCAAGCACAGTACGGATAGCTTCTATGCCGTCTTCCTTGGCACTAACCCGCTTAACGACTTCAAAGTTAATGCCTACTGATTTGGCTACTTCCTGGCGGGTCTTCGCGTCCTTACCCATGTTGCGTACCCTAATGTCATGGGGGGCGTAGTGCTTGCCATAGAGGTAATCGGCCATACGTTCAAAGCCTTCATGCTGGCCGCGTAGCACCTTGGCATAAAAGCTAAAGCCTTCGCCGGACGACTCGAAGTAATCTATTAAGCGTATTTCCCTGTTGAATAACTGTACAAACCATATGCTCATAGAGTCATCAACGCCCAGGTCCCAAAAGGTATGTACCGGCAACTGGGTTTCGTGCATAACGGTTGTAATACGGCCTTGTTCAGTCGCGCGGCGCATACCGGCACCGAAGTAACTACCGACAACTGGGCTATCCCACCTACAATAGTATTCCTGGTCCACAAACGCATTAGCTTCTTCTAAGCTTTGGCCCCGGGCTTCAAAGCGCCGTATGGTCCGGTCCCGAATGCGTACCATTTGCTCATGCGTAAATACCGGCGTGTCATCAACCGTAAGCACCGATACATATC